GCCCACACCCACCAGCGGGTGGAACAGGCAGTTCATCCGGTCGTGGATGATTTCCGAGGCCGGAACGTAGATCATCGCCTCCTGCAGGCCAGCCAGGTTGTCTTTCGCTAGCTGGTAGAAGATCGAGCCATCGGGCGAGATCATCGGCATGACCAGCGCGGGGTCGAGGATGAACAGACCGGTCACGACACCACGACCGTCGCGCACCTTCAACGCATAGGCATTGCCCCAGATCAGCTTCGAGATGATCCACGATTGTTTGAACTGGATCTGGTTCTGGAAGTGGTTCGGTCTGCGCAGGACGGGCGAGTAGGCGGCGCTGGTCGTTTCCGCCCAGATGCCGCTTGGGGCCAACTCCATCAGCCGCGTGCGCAGCTTGCCAATGTCGTTCGAGATCTGCGTGACGCACGAGAAGACAGCAGGAAACGACAGCACGGTTTCCGGCCGGACGTTGATGTCCAGCTGGAAGTAGCCGGGCGGCTGTGCCGGTGTGATGTCGATCCAGACACCGCCCGTGTGCAGCGACACCAGGTCGCCCGGCTGCACCGTGCGCGGCGCGAAGATGCCGGCCGCCTTTGTGCGCGCGCTGTTCACGAGGCGCGTCAGTGCGCTCATTACTTGCTGCCCGCCTTCTTTGCCGGGGTCTTTCGGGCTGCCGTCTTCGCAGCCGGTGCGCCCTTGGTCACGTCGGCGCTTGCCTCGGTGCTCTGGTAGGCATCCGCGTAATCAGCACGGCGCACGGCGCGAAGCGCCCGTGAATCGGAGCGCGTCGCGCTGAACGTGTCGCCCACCTGCAGGGCACGGCCTGCATAGGTGAACGGCTTGAGGGCTTTGAGGTCTTCATGCATGACGGACTCCTGCGCGTTCTTGTGGATGAAAGGCCGAGCCCCGAAGGGCCCGGCGGTCACGCTCAGGGCGTGGTCGGCGTGCCGTAGGCCGCGTTGTTGATGTACGCCACAGCGGAAGTACGGCGCTTGGCGAAGTTGATCGGGCGCACCACCTTGATCGCCGTCGATTCGCTCTGGAACATCGAGGTCATGGCCTGCGATGCAGCAACCGGCGTATCGGTCGCACCGGTCGGCGCGGTGCTCTGCTCGATCATGGCCTCGCGGCTGATCGACACCTCGACACCGGTGTCGCCGATGCGGTAGATGTCGCTCGGTTTCAGCAGCGCCATCCACGCTGGGTTGACGTTGTCGCCGGTTACCACCGGGTCGCCGAGCAGCGAGCCGCCGGCAGTGGTGATGTTCGGGAATTCGGTCTGGCCCAGGGCGTTGGTCATAAGCTGGATCGCCTTCGCCAGAGTCGGACTCATCGCCAATTGCAGGCCCGTCGCATTCTTGGCCGCCAGGAACGGCGCATAGAGTGCCTTGATGTCCGCGCGCAGGCCTTCGCCGTCGTTGCCAGCCGACGAGATCGGGGTCACACCGTTCAAGATGCCGGCCGGAGACACACCTGCCACGCCCGCGGCGGCTGACAGGAACGTAAGGTCGATACGCTGGGCCGAAGCACTGACCAGCGCGTCGCGCACCAGCATTTCAGCCGCTGGCGACGAGTCCTTGATCAGCTCATTCGAGATCACCGCCAGAGCACCAACCTTGAGGCGCGTCAATGTCACATCCATGAAATCGACGGTCGTGGCCGGAATGGGCTTGGACTCGCCGGTCCAGTAGCCAGTTGCGGCGCCATCCTGCCCCTTGATCAGCACGTTTGCCGGCACCTGGCGCAGCGGCAATTTGTCGAACACCGTGGCCGCATACAGGAACTCGATGAAATCGCCCGTGTACTGGTTGTTCACAGCGGCCAGCTCGTGGCCCCATTCGCCGGCGCCGCCGCCCGGCACTTCGTTGGCTTTGATGATGTTGATCAGCGTCGGGTTGCTTTCGCCCCAGCGACGTTGCGCTTCGTACAGCGGGTTCGTGTCGTTGATGCGCGCCAGCGCCTTCGCGATCACCAGGCGGGTGTAGTTCTGGCCCTTGAACTTCTCGTCCGCGTCCTTCTTCATGTGGATGGCCGCGCCACCACCTGTGGCCAGGGCGCCGCGCGCACCTGCAGCTGCAGCGGGATTGCCGCCAGCGGCCGGGGTCGACTTCTCGACCTGCAGCGCTTCAAGCTTGCGCAGGTCGAGCAGTTCGGCGTCGATCTGTTCGATGTCGGTGAGCAGTCCCTTGAACGCCTCGCTCTCGCTCGCGTCCTTGGTGCGGCCTTCGTCGAGGGCCTTCTTTTGCACGCCTTCCAGCTCGAGGGCCTTAGCGGTGCGCGTCTCCATGAGACGCTTGATCTGTTCTTGCAGGTTCATGATGAACTTTCAGTAGAGGTAAACGACGCCCTTTCGGGCTTGCGAATTTCCCGAGACGCCGGGCGCGAGCAAGCGAACAACGCGGTCCTGTTGCTGGCCAGTCGCGGCGAGCAGGGCCTTGTCAATCGACTTGATTGCGGTGATGGATGCGTCGGCATTCGCCGGCACAGTGACTGCGGAAAGCTCGAACCAGAGCCACTTGATGTAGCGCACGCCGAACGATCCTTTGATCTGGGCGGTTTCGATGGGCTTGAAGCCGACCGACAGGCCGCGTACAAGCTTGGCCTTCAGCATCTGCCAGGCGGTAGTCAGGTGCTCTTTCAGCGGGCCGTCCTCTTCGACGGTGGCCACCTCGCCTTCGACCTCGATGCCCTTGGCGGTGACCTTGGCGGAGGTGATCCAGCCGATGGGGTCACCGTTGTCATGCATCCAGAGGAACGGCATCGGCAGCTTGAACTGCGCGCCATCCGGCTCGACGATGTCGCCAGAGCGGTCGGTGCTGGGGGTCGAGGCGATGCCCTTGAAGGTCCGGCGGCCGTCGCCGTCGCTCAATGCCTTGATCTCAAGGGTGGAATAAGCACGGTCCATGTGTGTGGCTCCAATGAAAAAAGCCCGCACTGGGCGGGCCTCGGAAGGTGGTGCTGTTCGTCAGCCGAGGGCGAACATCTGATGCCTCGGTGCTGGTGGCTTCTCCACCTGGCCAGCGCCGATGCCCATGAGCAGGGCCGCGAAATCGTCGATCTTCTCGGGCGCCTTCTTCTTGTCTGGCGCGTTGTTCATGTTGGCGTCCTGCCTCGAAACCAAGTTCGAGGCGTTCCAGTTCAGCACTGGGTCGTTGCCGTGAGCTACGCGGCCATTTAGGTACGCGACTTCCAACGCCTGCATCGCTGGGTGATAGCTCTTCGGCCCCTGAATGAACTGCTGCATCTTCACGCCCGCGGCGTTGAGCCGCTGCACGGTCTGCGATGCGTTCCATCCGTCGTAGCCGACCGCCTGCAGGTTGAACTGCTCGTGAGCCTCGATGATCTTCTTCTCGATCGGCGCGTAATCGATAGCCTCCACGCCCGACTCGATCAGAAACCCCTTCAGCACCCAGCCGGCGTATGGGATCAGTCCGCGCTGCGTGCGCCGGCGCACCGCCATCGACGGCACGAAGCGCCATCCATACGTGTAGATGAACCCCTCGATGTCCCAGACGAGTCGAAACGATGTCAGGTCGGTGGTGCTCGACAGATCCAGGCCGCCAGTGCATGGGTACTGTCGCAGCCACTCAAGATCGACGGCGCCCTTGCACTCGCGCCACTTCGTGATGTTCACCCAGCCCTTTGCAACCGATGACGGCCGGTTCAGGCGCTTGATCTTGAATTCGGCGTGCTGCCCCGGCTTGTCCTTCGCCTCAATCGCGGCCTTGCGGATCTCATCGAGCAGGAGCGGATTCACATCCATCAGCGGATTGGCCTTCCGCCATGCCGCCTCATCGAAATCATCATCAGCTTCGGTGCCGAGGTCTTCATCCTTCTCGTCAACCGCGTAGTACAGAGCCAGGTAGTGATCCGCCTCGATCAAACCGCGCAGCACCTTCTTTGCAAACTCTCGCTCTTCCTCCCACGGGCCCGGG